CCCAAGTCACTTGATGCATCAATTGTATACTTTACTTTCAATGGTTGAATTTCAATTACACCGTCATGTGCAACTGGCTGATTCATCCACATGATGTCGCCTTGAATAAACCCACGGAACTTTACCGGAACAATTTTTTCAAGCATAGGGTATAGTTTTGCAATCTGTGTTGCATATTCCATACGTGTAGGTTCGTCGGGCTTTCGATTGAAAATCATATCTTGGAACATTTTCTGACTACGGGCCATACCGTCATACTTTTTAGCACCAAACCCAGCTTTGTCTGTTAAGATGAAACCTTGTTCGTCACGGCCAAAAATAATAGCAGGAGTACCGTCCCACTTAACTGTGTTAACACTTGGATTTTGGGCAGCATGGGTAATAGCTTCTAGTGCTCGTAGGGCTCCTGCAGAACCTTCTTCAAATACTAAGTCTTCAGGATGGTCAATTCGCGCCTTAGCTTCTGCTAACATTGCCTTATTGTATTTTGTTATTTCAACTATTTTCATTTTTCTGTCCCATTCACTGCCGCCATAATTCTATCATATAACGGATCGTTTGGTTTAATTTCTTGATTACCAATCTTAACTACCTCAGCAGCTCCTGCTGGTGCAATTGGTTTACCAGCGGGCTCTATTGTAGTATCTGCTGGTGCTTCAGCCTTAGCTGGTGCTGCTGTAAATTTCATGTTATCAACTAAACGCATAGCATTAGCGCCCCATGGGTCAACATAAAGATGAGCACTTTCATTTGCTGGGCGGCCGCCTTCAGTTTCTTTAACCGCAATTTCTAACCAGGCCTTAAATTGAGCTTGAATTGCAGGAGTTGCTTTTTGTATTAACTGATTTACTGCATTAGGATCAACGTTTGTAGCATGGCCTGACAGTGCAGACTTAAATTCAATTGGCGATAGCAATGCAGGTGGTGTTGCAAGCAATTGTTGTAACTGTGCATTATCTAGCACTGCATATTTCTTTTGAATAGCAGAGATCATCTGAATAATTAACCAATGTAGATGATCTTTAAAATCCTCATTTGGATTCAATGCACGTATTTCCGGGGATGTTGGATCTAGCAATATTTCTTTAACTTGCTCACCAGCGGCATCAAACTTTTGCAAATCAGCTGGATCGATAACAAAGTCGCCTAGGTCTTCTTTGGTTGTTTTAATATAGATGATTGTACCTGCAACAATCAACGAAACGGTACGAATACTAGCATTAAGAGAATTGCGTAGACGAACACTAGGAGAACGCATAACTACAGCCTGAAATATTGATTTAACAATAGCGTCAACTGAGTCGTCGCTTACCAATAACATCTTTAAAATGTCATCTTTATTTGTAGCGATCGCCGATTGTATATCAGCAGGGGAGATATCAATGTTTTCTTTTTTAGCAAGCAAACTACCAATTAGCTCTGCTTGTTTCAGTATCATTCCAATTGGTGTTGGAGCAGAACCGTCATCAATTCCAGCAACTTGATTTCCGAGACGCTCTGTTACCTTAGGAGTAGTTTCATTTGCAATAACGTCAGCAAACTTGTTCAAAGCAGCGTCTTGTCCGCGCATTGCTCGAAGTACACCAGTTGGGCCATCGCCGCCTGCCATGTTTTGCACTTTAGCAATAAAATTGTCAATAAATCCTTCTTCTAGTTTAGGACGTTTTAAATCGTTTACTTTCACTGTTCGCTTTCCTTAATAGATCGTACGCCACGAGTGAACTTTGCTGGGTCACCGTTCTTAATGGCCAATTGCAGTCGTCTAATTAACTCTTCTGCTTGATGATCTGGATAATTTTGTTGGATAACTTCCATTAAGTTAATTACACGGGCAATGGCCTGCACTGCTAGTCCCTCTACGTGCAAGTGTTTATCTTGCTTGGGGACTAAGCCTGTAATTTCATCTAAGATACTTCGAGTTTGTTTACGCATGATTAATATATTTAGCTAAATAATGTTTATAGGAGATTGTAAAAATGCAATTATCACCAGGTGCGCAACAATTAAGAGACTTAGCAAATAAGATTTCTCGCTTAAATGAGTACGATACTCACACAGATACCGGAGAACCGGACCATGAAATTGATACAAGTGAACTTAGCCGTTTAAAAATGGCGTTGGGTCCGCTTGTAAGTGACGAACTACAAAGTCGTTTCATGCAAACATTGAACAAAATGGCAAGTGGACAGCCTATTACTTTCGCCGAGTCAAAGCTTATCACTTCTGCTTTTGTTAGCATGGCAGATATTATTGCAAGTGACAGCTCATTGATTAGCAGAATGCGCAAAGATATCCGTGACTTTAACGTCGGACATGACACTGAGCAAGCTGATGCAGAAGCCGATCTTGCAGCTGATGTCATGCCAGATGTTGAGTTCGAAGAACCATATCAGCCCAAGTAATTAAACTTCTCGGCTTACAATAGCCCTTAATGCGTTTCGATTAGCACTAGTTGCAACTGGAACAGTTAAGGGCTTTTTTTCCACCGGAAGTTGGCCGCTGTCGGTATCAGTTGCCCAAGGAGCAGACATTACATCAAGCGGACCGGTTATTACAGTCTTAGTGGTGTCTACACTAGTTCCACCAATATTACTTGTACGCTGAATTTTGTTATAAACATCACTTGCTCTAGTAGAGCTGGGGCTACTGTCACCCTCCATGTCGCTAATACGTAGTGTATCTGGATTGAAGCTTAAATCAATCTTCTGCCCAACGGCACTACTTGAACGCGTCTTCATAAACTGCAATTGTACCATACAACGTTCACGCATTGTTGGAGTAGAGAAGATACCAAATACGTTATCAGCAGTTTGAATCTTACTCAAACCACCAGCAATCATTGAGTGATCAAACTCTACGCTTTCCACTGCACTTCGATTCAATTGCGAAGCTGTTGCCAATAACATCTGTTCACTGACAACCAAGTTACGCAACTCTTCTGCAACTAGTTTGTCTTTAACAAACATATCACTTACGCTAATCTTCTGCCCTGCTGGCATCATCAAGTCCAAGTAGTCTACTAGAATAGCATCAACTTTAATCTTTCGCTGTGTTTGGAATTCACGCACCCAAGATAAAATATCGTTCGCAGTAATACCGTTGGTCAACTGTACAATTTGTAGCACGCCAGCTTTCTTACCTGCGATACGCACCTTAAGGTCAACGTCTTCTAATCGTTTAAACACTTCGCGAGTAGGTGTGTCAGATAGCATAGCATCCATACGCATTGCACATAAACCCTCGGATAGTTCAAGACTAAAGTAAACAGTATTCAATCCCGACTTTGCCCAATTTAAGCCTAAGTTCTGCAAGAACAAACTCTTACCTGCGCCAGATGCTCCAGCAAAGATGTTTAGCTCGCCTCTGTTAAATCCACCGTATAATTTGTCATCAAGTGTCTTCCAACCCGTTGACAACTGTCCGTTGTTATCTTTAAGGGCGGTTAGTCGGCCAGCCGGATCAGCAAAGTAGTCTGTACCAAATGTCTTTGGTAGTCCAACTTGTACTGCATCCTTAATTAACTTTTCAACTGCGCCGTATTCATTCTTATCAAGCATGTCAGCACTTTGAAGAATGGCCTTCTCCAATGCCTTGTGCCGTGCAAAGCCTTCGAACTCAGTTAAGAACCAAGCACTGTGTTCTTCTGCCTGAGCTTGCAAATGTGATAGGTCTGTGTTTGTTGTGGCCTTAACTTGTACAATGTCTGGAATGTTTCCGTGCTCACTAACATACGTCTTGATAAACTCAGCAGCACTTCTTAATCTACGATCAAAGTGTTCTGGATCTAATACGTTCTGGCACCGCGCCGCCAAATCTCTATTGGAGATCATAAAATCCAGAAATAGTTTCTGTAGATCGTAGCCGTATTCTTTTACTTCATTTGCCATTAATTATTTCCCCAACGTAATGCTGTCATTGCAGCGTCTTCTTGTACTAGAAACTTATATATCAAGTAATCTTCTGTGAGCTCAGTCGAATAACGATCACCAGGGAGACCGTATTCTTCTATTATCCAGATAGCCGCCTGATTCCACCATGTGCTGTTATCTTCTCCAAGTTTCCAAACTATTTTTACTTTATACACACCACCGCCTTGCCATTAGTTTAATCTTCAACGGGCTAGTCTCTATTGCTTCTAGCACACTTTGCAGTGTGGCAGCACGACCAA